AGTCTAGGGTAAAGAAGGTGTGCGTTATTTGTTCTAATGAGTTTGATGTAAAAACAAGCGATAAGGAACAGAAAACATGCTCCATGCAGTGCGCTGGAGTTTTAAAGAGAAAAGAAACTTTAAAGAAAGTATGTGTTGTGTGTGAAAACCCTTTTGAGGTTTACCAAAGCAGGCCAGATGCTCAAACATGTTCTCATGAATGTGCTATTGGGGTAAGGGCTGATGGGGCAAAAAGAAGGGCTTTTATTGAATGTGAGCAATGTGGTAAAGATTTTGACGTAGCTCATAGTCACGCGGATAGACGAAGATTCTGCTCTAAAGACTGCATGAATATTTCTGATGCGTTGAAAGCAGAAATATCTGTAAGAACGTCTAGCGTAAACAATCCTATGTGGAACGGTGGGTATGTAAGGCAGAGCCAAGGGTATGTTTATAAGTTCATTAAAGGGCATCCCTTTACATGGAAACGAAACTACATTCTTGAGCATAGATTTATAGTGGAAGAAAGGATGAGGAGAGAAGCTCCAGAACATCATTTCTTGGTTGAAATAGATGGGGAAAAGTATCTAAGCCCTGATATTGACGTGCATCATATGGACAAAGATAGGGGCAATAATGATCCAGATAATTTAATTGCAGTAACCGGATGGGCGCACAGGCTTATCCATAATGGTAAGCCGCCATACAAAGGCACTTACTGGCCTGACACCATAGAAGTTTTTATTAATAATTAAATAAGGAAAGCTCATGCTTGATTTTGAAACATCAGAGAACAAAGAAGAATTGATAGACCATGCTAAATCACTCGGAGTTGATGCTAATGCTCGCTTCAGTATAGATTCTATAAAGAAGCAAATCCGCGATGCAAGTAATACTGTGCCGGTTGTTGCTGATAAAAAAGTTAAACTCATGATCCATAAAACCGAAGGTGATACGGGATCTATTGATGTGCCTATCTCGGTTAATGGCAAGACGTGGTTAGTTAAACGCGGTATGGAAGTGATCGTACCGGCCTTCTTAGTTGAAGTGCTTGAGCATGCGGTTAAAGACATCTATGTCCAAGACGAAGTCACTAAGTCGATTGTGAAACGTGAAGTCCCTGCGTATCCGTACAGCGCCATGGCGATCTAAATGAAACAGAGTGCGCTCATCGCGTTAATCAGACGTTACTCCGGTGATGATGTAGAACCTTATGTTGTACCAGATACCGTATTGGCCAGCTTTATTAGTGAAGCTGAGACAGAAGCCGCTGAACGCGCTCAATACTTACGACTGGATAGCACTTATGATATAGCCGTCACCTCTGGTGTATCGGTCTATGCCATCAATCCCAGTGTTATTTTTATAGATTCAGTTCGGTTGAGTGGCGAGAGCAAACCGCTTATAAAGACCACTCGACGCGAGTTGGATTTTAATATCAATAAATGGATTAGCGAAGTCGCTACTCCTAAATACTATTTTCAGGATGATACCAAGCTCACGCTGTATCCAATGCCTGACAAATCTTACACGATGCAGTTGGAAGGCTCACGTCGGCCTATTGTGTCAATGGAAACACCCAGCCAGTACCATGATGACTTAAGCAACTGGTGCCTGTTTCGTTTCTTCTCCATCAATAACAGTGGCATGACTGACGTTAATAAAGCCATTATGTATTCAGGACAATTTGATAAGGCCTTTGGTCATAAGCGTAATGCGTTATATGACACGGTTAATCGAGCCGCCTCAGAACAATCTACTTTATATCGCAATCCATTCAACTAGGAATCAATCATGGCTTCAGTAACCGATGCAAAAACCATTATTGATAAGGCCAGTGTCATACTCGGTGATGTTGCAGCAACAAGATGGACCACAGCCGAATTACTCGGTTGGCTCAATGATGGACAACGCGAGTTAGTCACCTTAGCACCGCAAACCAATATCAAAAACGTACCGCTACACCTAGTCTCAGGTATTAAACAAGCTCTGCCTAGTGATGCCATTATCTTACTCGATATCCCTTATAACTCAGGATCTGCCGGCACCACAGTGGGTACCGTGATTAATCATGTGCCGAAAGAGATCATGCTTAAACGCATACCAGGTTGGACAGCAACACTGCCCAATAGCGTAGTGAAGCATTACATCTATAGCGCCAGTGATCCACTCATCTTCTATATCTATCCACCACAGCCGGCAGCAACAAAGTATGTCGAGTGCGTGTATTCAGCCGTCCCTGTACTAATCGCTAATGCAACAGCGGGTACTAAAATCACCCTTGATGATCAGTATCAAAACGCTCTGCTGGATTACCTTTTATATCGTAGCTTCTCTAAAGATACTGATAGTGCCAATCAAACAGCCAGAGGCACTGAATACTATAAGATGTTTATCAGCGCTATTGCTTCAAAGATGGGTGTGGACAGTACCTTAAGTAATCCTACTAAAGCACCGCAGGCTTAATCATGGCGATTAAAATCGATCAGTTTTCCGGTAAAGCACCGAAAGTCAGCGACCACTTGCTAAAAGATAATATGGCAACAGTCGCCACTAATCTGCGTATCGACAGTGGTGCGATTACAGCGCTAAAAGGTGTAACGCAAGTCTCTACTACGACCAGCACTAATAGATCGATTTATTATTACAAGAAACCAAATGACACTGATCCGCCCTACCAATGGTTAGGCTGGACTGCTCAAAACGTCAAAGCGATCAGAAGCCCTGTACCTAATGATCGCTATAATCGTATTTATATCACCGGCAATGGTGAGCCTAAGTATCTGTATTATGATACTGTCGCTGCTGCTCCTAGTAGTGAGTATCTGTTAGGGGTGCCAGTACCGAGCATAGGGCCTGAACTCAGCTCAGTAGGCCCTACTAGCAATACACTCACCGGTGGTAAAACATTTATAGTAGAACCTTTGGGTACAAAAACAGGCGGTGCAGTTGAGGTTGACGCTATTACTTCAACAGCAGGCTCTTTTGTCATTGGACGCTATTACACTATTGCTTCATTAGGCACGACTACCTCACAAGCTAACTGGAATACCATTGCAGGGACTACAGGGAAAACCTATGTCGTCACGCCAGCCACTCCCAGCGAACTCAATTCTTTTGTCTGTAAAAATGCCGGTACGGGGAATGGCACGGCAACATCATCTAAAGGTCTAGCGCGAACAACAGCAGGTACAGATTGGAATGTGCAAGGGTACTATGCAAAAGCTATAAAAGATAACTGCGTTTTAAGATTCTCTATTGCTAATGTGGGAATAGGTGGTGTGATTATCGGCATTAATACTGATCCTTCGGTAGATAAAAGACAGATAGACTGGGCTATCAAAGGGTTGCCTGATGGCGGCTATAGAGTCATGAATAATACTACCATTTTAGCAGGTAATAGTAAGGCCACTTATGTCAGCACTGATGTATTTGAGATTGAGTATATTGGTACCACGATTAATTTTAGTAAGAATGGTGAGATCATTTATTCAACCTATGATCCAGTCAATAAAACAAAAAATAAAAAAGTAGTAGGTGGGCAAACATTCCAAGTAGATACATCGTTTCAAGGAGGAACAGGATCGGGTACTTTCTCATTAGTTAGTGACATAGAATTTGGTCATTATGAAATTGCAGCACTATCTGCAACCATTAACGCAGGTCAATTTGTTGTAGATACAGAATACACAATTGTCTCACCTGGCACAACGAACTGGATAGCTATTGGTGCAGTCGATAATAATACTAATACTAAGTTTACAGCAACAGGTGCTGGTTCTGGAGATGGTACAGCAACAACGAGTAACATATTTAAAGCCGGTCAAGTGACCCTAACCAGCAACAATGCTTATACTAAAATCGATGGTACGAGCATCTCTAAGATAGGCGGTGGCACTAATTGGAATACACAGGCCACATCAGCAGAAAGCATTGTAGGCGCTTGTATTACTAAGTTTCAATTTGGTAGTACCACGTTACCAGCAGCAGCTGGACTCAATGCAGCACCTTTAACCAAATCTGGTCTGGGCGACCTTGATTTTGCATTCGGTACAACGACAGCAGGACATGTTGGTATTTATGAAGGTAGCACTACCTTAGTACAAGACTGTGGTACGTTTGTTGCCACTGATATATTTCAAATAGAGGTGACGGCTACAGGTAGTGTGGTTTATTCAAAAAATGGTAGTGGCTTACCCCTATATACCTCATTAACGACAGTCGCTTTGACCAAAGCCTTTTATTTTGATTCATCGTTGAATAAGGTTGGTGCCTCCGTTACTGGCATACAATTAGGTATAAACTTAACTAACAGTGACATATTGACATCTGCCAATGCGGATTTAACTGAGAAAGATAGGAGCTATATTTATACCTATGTCACACCATTAGGTGAGGAAGGACCACCCTGTTCACCAGTTAAGATTTCAGTGAATGACTTGCAAACAGTGGTATTAAAATTCTCGTCAAGCATACCCACTGAAGAATTAACACCTAAGATCACATCCACTACTTATTCTTCAAGACCTTATAATTTAACGGGTGGTGTCAGGCGTATTTATCGTACTGCAACAGGAACAACCAGCACAGAGTATCTCCGTGTCGGTGATTGCCCTATATCATCTACTGTATTTTCTGATGCCGTACTGGATGTTGGCTTAGGTGAACCCCTGCCTTCGCTTAACTGGTTTCCACCGCCATTAGATATGACTAGCGTGACCTCAACACCGAATGGCTTTATTGTTGGTTACTCAGGCAATTCTTTGTGTGTCAGTGAAGCGATGTTTCCACATGCGTTCAATCCCTTTAACCAATTAGGTTTTGCAGGCAAAGTAACCGGCATTGCCTCCAGTGGTGACTCCTTAGTAGTGTTTACCGATGAAGCGCCTTATCTGGTCACTGGCTCAACACCTGGCACATTAACAGCGGTACGTATAGATCATCAACAAACCTGCGCTAATAAAGCCAGTATCGTCAATATGGGTGGCTATGTGTTATTTGCTTCACCCGATGGACTCTGCTCGGTTACTGCTAATGACATGGCGATTGAGACACAAAATTACTTAACCCGTGATCAATGGCAAGCCTATTCACCCAGTACGATGCGAGGCTATTTATACGAAGGTGTGTATATTGGCTTTTCAGATACTAAACAATTTATGTTTGATCGACGTACCGATCCAGCCGTATTAACGGATATATCAGGATTTACGGTATCGTCTGGCTTTAATGATTTAGTGGAAGATAAACTCTATGTGTTAGATAACACGGGTCATATATCAACCTGGGAAACCGGCAGCAATCAAACCTATATCTGGAAAAGTAAGTTAGCACGTGAAGCAACAGCAATCTGTCCTGCTGCGCTTAGGCTCTATGCAACAGGGGATGTGATCTTTAAGCTCTATGCAGATGGGACTTTAGTCTTTACCACAACAGTCACCAACAGCAATGTCGTGAGATTGCCTGGCGGTTATCGTGCCAAAGAATTTCAAATAGAAGTCTCCGGCAGTGGTGTCCTACAATCCTTTGCCATCGCTAACTCAGTTGGTGAATTACAATGAGAGAAGTCCCTAGTATTCCAGCCGGCTTAGATCCTAAATTACGCAATGTCTTATCAGCTGTACGTGAGTCATTGAATGCCGCCATAACCAATATTAAGCTGAATACTGATAATTTAGCGGGTATGCGTCAATGGATACAACCGGCATTAGATACCAGCAATGATCTGGTTACTTATAACGAATCTTTAATTCAAGCCTCACTTGAAAGTGCAACGGGTGCTGATGGTGCTGCCGGTATTGATGCACGTGCTGTTACTTTAACAACACCAGATCAGGCATTTACTTATGATACCAGTGGCGCTCACCCTCTTCCTGCTAGTTCTGTCATCACAGCAACTGCATTGAATACCGTTGGTGTCGTGTACTATGAATTTTTTATCAATGATGTCAGTACCGGTGTAGCAACAACAACGAGTACCTATACCTATACGCCACAAGTCTTATTTGACTCGATGCCGGATAAGCTGGAAGTACAGATACGGGAAGATAGTATTACAGGCCCCATCGAAGCGCGTGATCAGATGGCGATGGTTGGCTTACGTGCAGGCTCTCATGGCATTGTCATATCAGTTCCCAATGATTCGCATACACTACCCAGATCAACAGCCGGTGTCGTTAA